TTCTGTTGCGTTTGTGTACATTTTTAATGTTGTTGCACCTAAAGAACTTAAATCTAAACCTGTATCACTTGCATTTATTTCGCCATACCTTGTTCCACCTTTACCTAAATCAATTCCACAATAAGAAGTTCCATCTAATTGTAATTTTGATATTGCAGCACCACCTATTCCAACACTTCTTCCATAAAATCTACCAAATATATCTCCGTCTGTAACTCCTATCCCCACATTACCACTCGAGTCGATGCGCATACGTTCTGTGTTGGCAGTACCAAGTATTAAAGGATTACTATCTCTTTGATATACATACGCACCCGAACTATTTTGAATTAAATCAAAACTTGTAGTTCCTAAAACTTTTCCTGCTGATATTTGTAAAGACCCTGCCCCCGAAGCACCTCCGCTGATATCAACAGTAGCAATGCCACTTGCCCCTGTTTCAAATACAGTTAGTTTAGAGTTTGGAGTTGCTCCTATGCCGACGTTGCCCCCCGTTCCTAAATAAACGTTTGAAGAATTCCCAAGACCGTCGGTGATTAATTTATACGTTCCCCCAAGGGCGTCATTGTCGGTTGTTTTCAATAACCCGTCGTAAGTATCTTTGATTTTTGTGTTCGTAAGTGATGCCATAGTTTATTTTTTTAATGCAAATCCCATTTGTTTGCGGCTTTATTCCAATCTTTACCAAGTCGATTCCAAAAGTACAATCCGGCTTTGATTAAAAACCGAACCGACGCTTTTGCTAAACCATTTCCATTTCCCAACATATCAACGCAAATAAGCAATTATTTTTCCCGAATCAACTGTTATGTCGGTGAAATCACCATATATCACCATTCCGGTCAATAGTTCCAAATCCGTTGCGCCTGAATCACCGCCCGACGTGTTTGAAGTGAAATCAATCGTTGCGTCTTCAAGGGGTGAAATCGCGCAAAAGTGTTCACCGGAAACACTTGTTTCGGCTTCACTTAATATGCGGAAACCAAAATCACCAAAAGAAACTTTTTGAAAAATAGGTGTGTACTTCAGTTCATTTGCCATGATTCCGTAATTTTTTACAAATTTACGAAATTTGAATTTGAACTTTTTTTATTTGTGACGGTTGTTTCCCATGACTTTTTCAATGCCACGCGAACCAAAATATGCGCCGACAATAAGTGACAAAACCCCTTGAATTGAATCAAGCGGGTATTCCAAAAACCAACCCGTAACATACGCAACCGAAAAAAATACAAGTGTCAAAGGGCGCACGTTTTTTGTCAGCCAAGTTCCCGTTGCCGACATGTCGGATTGCCAACGCTTTGTGACTTCTTGCATTTCAACCAAATCCATTTCCAACATTTTCAGTGCCGTTTCTTTGTCCGGTTGTGGAATTGTTTCGTCTTTTTCAATTAAACGTTTGACAACCCCCAAAACACCCGAATCCGGCAATACGTCGTCAAGTCCCGAACCAATGGTTGAACCAATTTGATTCAAAAATTTTCCAACTTTCGTTTCCTTGAATTTCTTTTTGTTAGACATTGTGCGCGGCTTTTTGGGTTGTTATATGTTTGTATTCTTCAACTGCGTCAAAACTTGGACACGCCTTTGTCGAAAAATTGTTGTGTCCATAGATTCCCGCATGCGGAAACATTCCCTTCAGTTGCCAAAGTAGTTCTTCAAGTGCCAAGCATTGTTCGGGCGTTCGGGTGTCAACCCAATTTTTCATTTCTTTGTCCATTCCGCCAACATAACAAATGCCAATTGAATGACGGTTTTTTCCTTTGCAATGCGCACCAATTTTTTCAATCGGTCGCCCGTCTTCAATGCACCCGTCAAGTCCAATGACAAAATGATATCCAATGTCAGAAAATCCTCTTTGCAAATGCCAACTTCTTATTTCGTCAACACTTGTTTCACGTCCGGCGGGTGTTGCCGTACAATGAACAATGATTTGGTCAATTCTTCTCATATTTGAAACACGCGGTTTGATAGTTCCATAATTGAACGAAAATAAGTTTTGTCAATCATGTCGTCTTCAACATACGATATTGATTCGATTTCCGAAGTGTATATTTTGAAACCATTTGAACCCAAATCAACATAACCCCCTGAACGTGTGCGCACGATTTGCGCAATTTTATCGGTTATTATATTGCAATCAAGTTCACCCCCGGTGTCGGAATCAAAACGCGTATTGACTTCAATTCGTGTAATGACTTCGGTGTTGTATGAATCACGATTGTTGTCAATTTCGTTTGTTTCAAGTGAATAAACGCGAATGTATGGAAACGACGCATTTGAAGGGACGCGCCCATAAACCGGGACGTCAACCGAATCCAATTGAACATTCCCATCAAGGGCGTCAAGGATTCCTTTGCGGACAAAACGAATTGGGTCTTTCATTTGACAATGTTTTTAATTTTACGATTCATGTTTGACAACATTTCGTGCAATGCTTGGCGCGCTGAATTATACAAATAAGGACGCGCCGGCAAATTGACTTCTTTGATTCCTTTGCCTTTGAATTGCGCCGCATACGATTGCGGAATTCCAAGTTCGTCAAGTTCGGACAAATCAACAGTTCGCCCCGTTCCAAATTCAACATAAGGCGCGTAATTCATGCCCGCTTCAACAACGGCTTGGTCACCTTGTCTTTGTGCTTTGATTGACTTCATCAAATCGTTGTTGTCTTTCGGAACACGTTCTTTCGCAAGGCGTTGCGTTGTAAGTCCCCACGTTCCAACCTCATTTGACAATTCTTGTTTTGATAATCTGAACAAACTTTTCATTTTTGATTCAAGTTCCTTCAAATCAATAGGGTCAACATAAACGCGGGTGTATTGGAATTTTGCCATTATATTTCAGTCGCTTTGATTGTTGTGAAAAAGTCTTCAACCGAATCAATTCGGTCGTTGATTCTCATTTTTTCGCTTGCACCGTCAAATTGCAAAATGTCCGAATCCAAAATTTGGTCGGCGGTCTTTTTCCTGAATTGCAATTCAATTTCAAGTTTGCGTTGCCGCAATCCGCCTTCTTGTTCGATTTCCCCGCGTTTCTCGACTTGTTTGCACCAAACCGTCGCAATGGTTGATTCGGTTGACGTAAACCCCCCGAAACCGTCCGCGGTCTTTGTAAGGCGCAAAATCTTAATTCGCGAATTGAAATCACCGCTTTGCATTATACAAACATTTGTTTGTGTGAAGACAAAATTGACTTCACGTTTGTTGGGATTTCACTTAATATGCGCCCGCCTTCAACAAAGTCAGCACGATTGTCATAATAAGTTGAAACCATTTGAAGTAATGCTTGTTTGATTAAATCGTCCGACAATCCCGCCGTTGTGTAAGTGATAAGAACTTCTTTTGCGTACGGCGTATTTGAACCGGACAAAACTTGATTCACACCACTTGTCAAAATGATTTGTTCTTTGTTCAATCCTTTTTCCTGATATTCCGCCGTTTGACCCTGAACGGTCACGCTTGCAATTGACGCAACCGGCGCAAAAGGAATTTGAATAAACCCTTCAACGATGTCCAAATAGTACTTTCGTTCTTTTGCAACTATGTCACGCGAAATGTAGTTTTCACACCAAATGCGCGCTTGGACAATCATGCGGTCAATCAACGTGTCGTCAGCGGTCGTATCAATACGAACGTAGTCTTTGACGTCTGAAGTTGTAATCAATTCCGAACCCGTTGTCGATACGATTTCAATTTGTCGCATTATTCTTCAATTTTGGGTTCTTCTTTTTTCGCCTTTTTTGCTTTGGGTTTGGGTTCTTCTTTGTGTTCTTCACAATATCCCTTTGAAACCCATTCATGCCCGGTGATTGCGCCGACGGTGTAAACTTCACCGACTTCAAACAAGTTTGAACCATGCTTGATGCGCTTTGTCATTTTTACTTTCATGATTTGTGATTTTATTTAACAAAAATACAAAAAAAAACGCCGAACAAATTCGACGCTTTTTCCTAATGAAACAATGAAAAAAATCCTACTGATTGAAGAATGGTGCAAAGTTATTAAAAAAATTCGAATACTTTCCGCCCGGAATAAACCTGAAGGCGCGTTGTTCTTTATTTGGAATAATAAAGAAACCGTCAAAAACATATATTGCAAAAACGTCAACCAAATCTTTATTGTAAAAAGTTCCTGAATTACGCAAATTAACATGAACACCCTTTTTGTCTTCGGATTCATTGCGGTTATTTGCGCTTTTGATTTGGACTTTTGAAAGCCGCCCTTGGTGTTCAACAATGCAATCGTATTTTGAAGAATCAAGCAAAGGCATTGAAACATTCAAACCACACTCCATTGCGGCGGTTGCAAATTTATATTCAGCGAAACAACCTTTTTGGTTGGCGTTCATTTGTTTTTGTTGGTTGTAACTAAATTACAAAAAAAAACCCGCTGAATGTTCAACGGGTTTTCAACAATAAAACTAAGTAATAAAAAAACCAAAAATTAAAAATCCGACTTTTGCCGAATGCGGTGTTCAAGGTCTTCAATTCTTTTTGAAATCCTTGATAAAAATATCTTATCATGAACGGTCATGAAATCCGATTTCGATTCCAATTCCTTCAACTGTTCTTTTATTTGCTGAATAAGTGTCATAATACAATCGTATCAAACCAAGCGGCGAACGCAAGGAATCCAACAATCAACGCGCCAACACCAATTGTGAAAACGCCGACGTAAATCATTTGTTCAAATTTTTTCATTGTTTAAAATTTAAAGGCGGGGCGAACCCCGCCGGGTTTTTAGTATCGATTTCGCGTTTTTTGTTCAAGATAATGTTGATAAAATTCGCTTTTGACTTTTGTTTTGTGACCATTGCAAATGTATTCACGTTCGCCGTCAATCAAAACTTCAAAACGCCATTCTTTGATTCCTTCTTCAGGATATTTTGAATGCATTTTTTTGATTTTATCTTTTCCGGTGTATTCGAACAATTCACCTTTGATTCCTTTGAATGTAAGTTTTGTAATTAGATTTTTCATAATTATTTCATTGTTTGATACCTCAAAGATAAAACAATTCTTTTAAATACCAAATTTTTTTTCAAAAAAAAGTAAAATTTTTTATTTCTACGAATATAAAGCACAAAAAAAAGGGACACAAATGCGCCCCTTTTATGGTCTATTTCCTTAATGATTAAGGAGTTTCAAGCGCGGCTTTGTCAACGCTGAAATCACCGTTCACAAATGCGTTTGGTAAATAATTAGTCAATGCAATTCTTTCCATTACACGAACAGTCACGAAACCGTCACGAACGTTTGTGCCGTCTTCTCTGAAGAATTCAACAGAAACATTGTCACGAATCCAAAGTTGTGTTCCAACGCTAAAGTTTCCGATTAGATATTTGTCGGAAGTGATTGCAGTTGAAAGAACTACGGGAACGCCATTGATTCTTGGTTCTAAACCTTGATACCATTGGTCTTTCAAGTAGTTGTTGTTTGAATCTTTAAGCAACAATATCTTATGGAAATCCGTTGGATTTATCATGATATAGTTCGCTTGATAGTTCGCAAGTGCAAGTTGGTTCATTGCAACAGTCAAAACGTCAAATTCATTTGCGCTTTCGATAGCGTTGGCAAAACCACCCGCCGCGAAGTCAGCTGAATCGGTAATGATACCGCTTAATTGTGGGGCAACACCGGTTCCGCTTAGAATTTGTGTGTCTTCAACTTCAAGAAGTTTTTCAGGCGCACGCGCTGAAAGATAGCTTGTAAGTTGTGGAGTGTCAGCAAGCATTTCTTCTGAAATTCTGAAATACGTTCCGATTTTCTGAACGTTTGCATCGCTTGCAGTCATGTCAAAATCCGATTGAGTAAGGGTCGTTCCTTCAGCCGTTGCCGCAGCGCCGTTTGAATATCCGCTTTCCTTTACGAAACGAACTACGTCAGACGCAGTTGAACCCGTTGGAATAAGTTGACGAACGTGTGTTGAACGCGTTGGGTCAAACTTATATCCCGCAACTCTGTCCGCCGGAATGACTTCGCCGGTAAAATCCGCACCGGTTGTCATGTCCGCTTTGATTTCGAATTTAGCTGAACGGGCGTTTCCGTTTTTAAGGGCGTCAAGCGCACCTTCGGAAATTGCTTTTGTTAGTGTATTTTTGAATGATTTTGGTTCACGACTTTCATTGAATTTTTTAGTCGCTACTTCTTGGGCGTCAATTCTTGAATTCAGTTCGTTGAATTTTTCAGTCAACGCGTTGAATTCGTCTTTGTTAGTTGACGCAACGTTTTCAAATTTGACTTCGATTTCTTTTGCAATCGCGTCAATTTGATTTTTTGTGTTTTCTTCCATGATTAAAATTTTTGGAAAAGGTTTAACATATATTTGAATGGTTCGTCAGCATCAACCTCGTTTTTCGGCAACGTGGTTTCCTCAACCGGCGTTGTGAATTGTTCAAACAATGATTTCAGCTTCAACAATTCGGCTTCAATGGACAATCCCATTTCGTCCGATATATTGCCTTTGCGTATTAGCTTGGCAAGTTTTTCAAAACGTTCACAATGTTGCTTTGTCAACGTTTCATTTTTTACATCAAGGATTTTCGCTTGGTCATTGGCGGCAATTGTGACCGCGCTTATTTCGTACAATTTGACTTCAGATATTTCGCGAATATCCCCTTTTTGTTGTTTTTGTATTGGCATGATTCCAACCGAATTTTCGGTGATGACGCCGGCTTTCATAAGTTCAATTGTGTCCATTCCAAGTTGCGTTTTTGCAACCTCGGCAACGAAAACAAGTCCCTTGTCGTCTTCATATAGTTCAACCATTTTTCCGATTGGTTTGAACATGTCGTGTTGATATAAGTATTTCACACGTTCGCCGTTTTCTTCAATGGTCTTTTTGTATGCACCTTTGACAATCACGTCGTTGTCGGAATCTTTATTTCCAAAATATGAACCGTAACCCTTGACAATGCCCGCCTTCTCATCGGCGTCAAGCAATTCCCCAACGGGCGCGGTCTTGAATAAAATTGACATATTTTTATTTTTTACAAATTTACAAATTTTTAATTTAGACAATTGACGACGTTCCCGCGCCGGACAAGCCAACACCAACCCCCGTCAATCCTTCACGCGCTTGCGCACCTTCAATCGGAATTGGAATAATACCGCAACGACAATTTATTCGATTTGCCGCCGTTCCTGAAGGGTCCCCGGGACGTCGCATTTTATCACTTCCAAAAACAGTTGGCACGTCAAAAAATCCGTCAAAAGGAATATCCGGGTGACGTTCCATTTCAACGTGGTCCGCTTTGTCACCTTCAAAAAAAGAACGAACACGACCGTCGCGCGCAGTTATCCAACGCTTATTCAATTGGTCCGGCGGAAACAAAGTTGTTGCGCCTTTTTCAACGCCAAGGTTTGCCGCATTTGTTGCTTCAGTACGAACCAATCGGCGCGCTTGAAAATCGGAATATCGTGTGAACTCTGAACGTAATATCCGGGCGCGTTCACGTTCGCCAAGTGAATTGAATTCAGGGTCTTGCATTCTTCTTTGTAGTATCTTTTTCAAAGTTTGCAATGCCGTTCCCTGAACCAAAACAATTTGCGTTCCGGCATGTTGTAAGGCGTAAGCATTGAACGCTTGTTGAAACACGTCTTCAAGTTTTTCCGAATCAAATGATTTTGGAATATACCGCCGAAAATTATTTGCATACCATTTCGCAAAGTCCATTCCGATATCGGTATAAATTGCAATGTATATATTTTTCCAATCGTCGGTTTTGAAAATCCCTTCAGTTTGAATGTTATTTGTTTGAATGAACGTGTCAATTGCTTGAAAATAGTTTCGTTTGTAGAAACGTTTTAAACGCACGACAAGGCGGTTTTCAGCACGTCCAAGTCGCTTTGAAAACGCCGAACGCCAATCGTCAACGAAATCTTTTTTTATGTATTCCGATTTGTACCGGTCAAATTGTGAATAGCAAAACGCAAGTCGTTGTTCCCGGTCGGGAAAATCCTGAATTGATTCGGGGTCAATTATACACCGCGAAACAAATTCTTGTTGTGTTTCATTTTCCCTTGGTGTTGGCATGCTTATTTTTTTATGTTTTTGAATTCAAAATTCACGCCCGAAATGGAAAGTTTTTCAATCACTTCGGTTTGTAAGTCGCGCAACACTTTTTCAATTTTGTCTTTTTCGTCAATGATTTGCGCAACTTGTTTTTCCAAACTTTCGTTTTTCGCCTTCAGGTTTGAAACTTCTTCAGGGTTTTTACCGATAAAAGTATAAATGACCGCCGACAATGAACCGACAAGCATTCCGACAATCACTTTGAAAATGTCGTTGTTTGATTGTGGGACTTCGTAAAAACTAAGAAATAACAAAAGTCCGATGACAAGGAAAAAAATAATTCCCGCACCAATATATCCGCGCAATTCTTTGTCTTTGTGAATGTTCATTTTATCGTATTTTATCAATAAAATTTTGTATTTCGTTTACATCAATGTCAAGTGAAAATGACAAATCCGCCGCCCATTGTTGAACCGGTCTTGAACCTTTGTAAACAACAATTGTCGGAACGGTTTGAATTTCTGATTTCATTTTGTCGCTTTGATTTTCAAGCCAAGCGAATTGAACTTTGCAACCAATCAACCCGTTCAGGTCGATTGTTTTATTTTGATTCCAACGGGCGTTGATTTGTAGAACTGTTATGTCGTTGCTTTCAATTGGCGCATGAACTGATTTGATAGGGACAAACAAAGCCAATAAGACAAGCAACAAGGTTTTCATTTTTAGTTGGTTTTTAATTCATACAAACGCGCTTCAATGATTTCAAGTTTTTCAAAGTTTTTTTCAATCAATTCCCGGTTGTTCATAACTTCATTCCGAATCATGTTGTCTTTCATGTCGAATTCTTCACGCGATATTGTTGGGGTGGGTTGCAACATTGCTTCATTGATTTGCGCTTTCAAGTTCCAATAAAAACCCGTTGCAATAATAAGTCCGCCCGCCAACGAAATCATTGTTTCGATTGACATGTTGAATTTCGTTTGTTTTGAAAGTTCTTTCATTTTATTCGTTTTCTAATTTGGACAATGTTTCTTTCACCCAATCACGCATTTGCGTTCCGCCCCAAAGATTCCATGAAACGAACCCGTTGTCTTTCCATGGCGTTTCCTTGTATTGTTCAGCGATTTTCTCGTTGCCTTCATGACGTGCAAAAAATGAATTGATTCTTCGCAACATGTCAACATTCAAAGGTGCGCGTTCAGATATCATGCGCGCCCTTCGCCAACCCGTAGGCGTTCCGGCGGTAACTTCGTCACCGTATTTTTCGCGCCATTCAAGCATTCGTTTTGCGTTGTTGGTTGCGCTTTGTGGGTAATTGTCAAACGTGTGACCGTCTTTTTCTTCTTCTTCTTTTGAACTCATGGGGTGTCCCTCGGGCAAC